GTGTCGGTGATCTGGTACGTCTTGCCCGAGACGAGCGCCGCTGCTTCGTCGGTCATTGCCGTTGACGTACCGGGCTTGAACAGCTTCGCGCCGTAGCCGGGATAGCCCTTGTAGATGGCGTTCGCGTTGATACCCCACGCGATCGGACCCGTGAAGCCCGAACGATAGGTCTGTCCGAAGATGGTATCTTCCACGGACACGCCGTCTCGAGTCACCTCCCCCGTTCCACCTGGCAGGAGGTAGTAGGTGACGTCGTCGGCGGAGATGGAAACTTGTTTCGTCATGGTCTGTCCTTTCTCCTAAGACTAAGTGATTGCGACTCTGTGTCCTCCGGCTTCCGCCGCCGGCAAAACGGTGAACCAGAAATTGGCTACAAGGATCGGACGCGTGTTGTCGTCCTCTCCAAGGTAGGCAACGTCACCTATCTGGTTGCATGATCTGTACACGTCTCCTTGCAACGTTTGGCTGGTGAATCCGAGCATGACGTTGACGATCTGTCGGATCTTTGTGCGGGCAGCTTGGTAACCACTCTTCGCGCCCCGCACAGCAATCTGAACGGACGGCTCGTTGTAGAGGAGATGCGGAAAAGGGTTCCGACCTCCTGTGTGGTTCACGAGGATGATCTGATCCTGCTGCATAGGCCAGGAGCCGATCGCGATACCCCACGGAGCAGCCGGAGGGAACACTCCTTGGCTCTGAGCCACTAGGTAGTCCTTGATGGCAACGGCGGGGTCTTTCATTACCGTCCCATCGCAATGGAGTAGTCGAGAGCAATCGACGTCATGAAGTTGTCGAGCTCCTCTTCCATTGCCGACTGGAGATACTTCGCACGAGTCGGCGGTGCATGATTGAGCCAAACGTACTCATGTACTAAGGCCGCGTACCAGGCTTGAGCGTTCCCGTACGTGATCTCGCCTTCGGTCCTGTCGTGAGAGGAAGTCACGGTGATCACACCGGAGTCCTTGAGATCACCCGTCCTCACAGGAACATATTCTTGGCTCTTATCGAAAACCGGTTGCAGCGCATTCCGAAGCACATCCGGCGTCACGTCCTGAAAGTTGCGGACAAAGGCTTCATACCGCTTGAGGACGGCGGCCATTGATGCGCGAGCCGTACCGATAGCCTGCTTCCGGAAGAAAGCCGGCGATCCTTCTCTGACCCTTCCAGGAGAGCGTCCGAAACCTGCGTTGATTGTTCTACGCGTGGCCATCAGTGATCCTTCCGCTGCTTCTCCAACATCTCCTGCGACACGAACGCTGTCAGGAACTCGTTCGGCTGGTTGGGATCGTCGAGCCTAAACACCGTATCGGGATGACCGATAATTGCCTTCGATGGTCTCCCTTGCTCGTCCCATTCCAGAATTCGGAGCACGATGAGCGCGTGTATCTTTCCGCCAATCGTCACAGTCTTCACAGGACCGCCCTTCGCACAGCGTCGAGGCTCCGAAGATCAGGCATCTTGTCGAAACGCTGGATCTTGAGAGCACCCGACACAACTGCCGGATTGGACTGAGAGGATTGGTTCTCCTGACAGAGGTAATCACCAACCGACATATCTCGGTCGACGAACACCACTGCCTTACTGACCAGCTCGCGACGGTCCAAGGCGCCGTAGAACGTTTCTTGGCGATCTTCCCAACGGGCGTCGATAAGCACCGGTGTAGCGAAACTGTCGCCTCCGAAGCCATCGGGTCCGGTAACTCGCCACCACGTGACTCTGTGTGGCAAACGCCCGTCGAGAATGGATGGCATCAGCAACCCTCATCGTACCCAGTTGACATGTCGATCGTTCCTACTACTTGGAACTCTGCCTTGCGCGTCGGTTTGTCTGCGGCCGCGGACATACCGGCAAGAGTTCCAGAGGTATCTAGGAGCATCGCCTGCTGTCCAAAACGGGTAGCACCGAAGCCACCCTTGTAGATGTCGTGGTAACGTTCCTGTGCTTCACCGACACGAACTGCTGCTAGTGGCCCCTTCTCCCATGACAGATTGGCGAAGTGAGCCGCTAGGAGCAACTCGATGCTGCGCATCGTTGCTTCCGATAGACCGGAGAGATTCTCGCTGACCAGAGTAGCGGAGACAAAGATGCACTCGGCGATTAGCGGTGCTGCCCCTTCGGGCAGTTGCGCCATCGCTGCGACTTCTGCCTGCGATACTCTGGCCACGAGCGGCCCTTACTTCTTTGCTGCCGGCGCTGGTGCTTCGGGCTTCGTCGGCACAGGCGCAGGCGCGGGTTCGTCCTGAACGACCGGTACGAACTTGTTGGCGAACTTGTTCGCCTCCTCGACGCTGATGTCGACGATATCCGACGCACACCCCTGACCGTAGGCGACTTCGCCGTCCTTGGTGCGAACGTGGTGCTTTCCTGCGACGACCCTAAACTTCGGCATGACTGGCTCCTTTCGACTGGTTAAACGAGATGCTAGGAGGGTACTAGCCTCCTAGCATCATTTCGCTTGTTCCACCGCTTTCAGCCGTTGCCGGCTTAGGTGTAGTGGACGATGCCGCTGCGACCTTCTTGGTCGGCCTTCGGGCGCGGGGCGCCGATCGCCAGGACCTTGAAGTTGATCATCATGCCGCCGTGCGTCTCCCACATGACCGTTGTGGGTTGCTGACCGTCGAGCCAGTCGATGGTGTCGGTCGCCATCTGCACGAGAACGACTTCGTCGCCCGAGGCGATCTGGGTCGTCGGCCGGATCGCTGCGAGCTGCGGCACCTCCATCAGGCGCTGGATGGTCGACTTGTCGCTGGCGGCCTTGAAGTCCTCCAGCATGTTGACGAACGAACCCGTCGACACGTACAGAACGTACGGGCCGAACATGTTGTCCGTCACCGCCTTGTCGATCATCGCCAGCAGATCGGCCAGGATGGCCTCACCGCCTTGCGTTGCCCAGGACGCCGTGGTGCTGCCGGTGTTGCGCGACGGATGCGTCCTGTAGCCGTAGATCGTGCCGCCACCGAGCGTGACCGTCGCACCGTTGAACAACATCGACTCCATGGCGTCCGCCACCTTGCGAGCAGCGATGCCCGCGGTAGTGGTGTCGAGCGGCTGACCCATGCGACGCCCTGCCGTCAGGACACGCAGCGAGAGCTGGAAGTCCTTGTGGATGATCGGCAGCGGCGTGTTCACCGGGCTGAACTCCAGGCGGTCACGCTGCGTATCCGCCAGGCCCGTCATGTTGATCTCGGCGTCCGTCATGTCGCTCGAGGTCTCGTGCTGGACGACAGTGATGCCCATCGCGTTGGCGATCGGCATCGTGAGACCCCTGGACATCAGGTCGCCGACTGCGACGAGGCGCGGACGCGCCACTTGCAGAACGGTTCGATCGAAGAGCAGCCACTCCTCCTTGCGGAGGACGTCGTTGGTGCGGAGTGCGTTGACGTTGAGGCCGCTGGCCATCAGCCTTGCGGCCACGGAGCCCATTGCTCCTCCGGGGCCACCCAGCACATCCGTGACTTGTTGAATCGGATCCATGCGTGTTTCCTTTCTGGTTGACTGTGGGTGCTGGGTCGCTTAGACGACCTCGACTCTGATGCGAGCCGGCGAACCGCCGCCGGAGTTGTCGACTGCTTCCAGCGCGCGCGCTACCACCGAGATGCGCTGGGTGTCGTCCGTTGCGGTGTCGGTCGCCACCTTCTTCAGGGTGCCGTCGCCGACGGACTCCAGGTAATCGCCGATGACGACCGCCGCGGCCGATGCTGGCAGGAGCGCGTAGATCTCCGCTCCTCGCGACGGCACGAGCGCTTGCACCATCTCGCCGGAGGCGTACGCGGTCGTGATGCCCTTGCCGACCACGTCCTTCTCGAGGGCGAACATCGGGATCGCGTTCTTCGCTGCGTTGGGATGCACCACCAGTGTGCCGGTGGTCGTCCAGTGGATGAGGTGCCCGGGCGTGATCGCGCCTCCCGCGGCGGCTTCCTTGACGATCCCATCGCCTTTGATCCAAATCGTTTTCGCTGCCATTGTCTTGCCCTTTCAGGGTTGGTTGCTGTGCGTCGACTGTGTGACGGCTGACTGCGCCCCTAGGGGGCTAGGCTGCTTGCTTCTGCGGGATCGGTCCGCCCTTCTCGACGCCGACGTTCACCTTGAAGTCCTGGTCGAACAGGGGCGTTGGCGGCGTGAACTTCTCGGATTGCTGGTTCGCCGCGGGCTGGGCGCCGGCCGCACCGGAGTAGTCCACCGGAGCCGACGGTTGTTGGCCGCTGATCTTGGCGTGCATCTTCTCCAGGGTCTCCGAGGACATCGCCTTCAGGTCGTCTTCGGACAGACCGACCTTGTCCTTCAGCCCGTTGATGAGGACCGTCCGGCGCTGCTCCTGTGCCTTGATCATGCCGTCCAGCTGCATGCGCAGCTCGGGGCTCATCGCGGCCTTCAGCTCGTCGAAGGACGTCGCCTTCTTGGGTTCGGCGTTGGCCACGGGGGCCTGAGGCGCAGCCGCTGGTTGCGGGGCCGGCGTCGGTTCGGTAACGGGCGCTGCAGCAACGGGTTGGTTCGCCGGTTGCGCGTTCGCCTGGGGTGCCGGAGCGGGGGATGGCGTCGGAGCCTGCCCGGCCGCGGCTTGCTGTTGCTGTTGCTGCTGTTGGCTCATGGCGTTTCCTTCTTGAGTTGCGGGTTGGTTGACTGCGATGACGAGCGGAACGTACTTCGTCTCGGGACGGACTTCGGTGATGTCGGCACCGAGCGTCACCGCTCCGCCCTCCGCCACCGAGTAAGAACGCTTGTACAGGCTGAAGCTGTAGTTCATCGGATCGAAGTGGCTGTACACCACTTCTCCGGAGAAGAGGGCCAAGATGTAGCACCACCCCGACTCGTAGGCTGCATCGAGAGCCGGCATGAGAGCCGTGCGCTTGTCGACGTCGGAGACCTCGTTGGCTTTCAGCCCCGTTGTGGGATCCAGCACGACGATCTTCCCGAGGAACGAGTCGAGCGACTTGATCAGGTTCTCACGGAGTTGTTCCTCACACTCAGAGCACGGCTGCTCTGCTTGCGGATTGGCGGCGGCCGCCTGCGTGACTTTAGGCTGTGGCTGCGTCATTGGATCTCCTTGGGATTCATTGAGACGAGGGGCTCCACATCCGTCAGCAATCGAACACGCACCAACGGCGTTCAACGGGAGTACAGCCAGGTGATCTGGCACGATATTCCGCCAGACGCTCTTGTATTCCTTGCCTTCGTACTCGCCTTCGGTCTTCTCTTCTAGCGACCAGAGGCCTGTTGAAACCTCGACGGTTTTGCCGTCCTCGAAGGCCTTGAGCACATCCTTCGGGGTCTTCTTCCTGTTGAGGTACATGTAGCTCCGGAGTTTCTTCTTGCCTTTCATCCCGGAGTTAAAGAGGAAGCCAATCACCTCATTTTCCCAGAGGTCAGGCTGGTTTGCCGAAACCGCTTGACCGTCCTGCGATGGATGGCTGAATACTACCGGACGACCATCCCAGCTTTGCGGGAATATCCCGAATTCACTCGACAGCGCGAGTGCTGGATGATCGGCGTTCGAAGAGTGTAACACTCCCTCGACGAGCATGATAACTGGCACAACGAGATGATCTTCGCCACGCCACTTGACAGACTGGATCTCGCCGTCCTGTTCGGCATTGATGCGGATCTCTTGATACGCCCTGTTGGCTTGCGGTATGGGGGTCACTAACGCATTGCTCTTTTTCTTCTTGCGGACCTCACCGCGGTATGATTTGCCTCCGCTGAAGCAGTAGCGGACGTACTCACCTTCAGCGAGTCCATGTTCCTTGTCCGGACCCGATACTGTCCGAACCTTGCCGCCCTGTCTCACGCACCTGTCGAAATCGGCCGGCATTGTCTTTACCTACCAGGACTTCCCATACCCCCATTATAACAGGAACTTATAGGGCTTGTCAACAGGAACTTGATGGTCATTTGATGGTCTTTGCCCTCTCGGCGACTAGCGGCCCAAAACTCAGCCCTCAGGCCTCGGACCTAACAGTGTTCCGTGACCTTAAGGTCGCCATTGAGCTGTTTCTTGAGTCCTGCGCTTGTAGTTGCGAGGCAGTGAACACAGTAGATCACCCCTTCTACGCCACCGATCAGCTTGATGTGTACCAAAGGACTCGCAACGGTAGGCGCACCAGCGATCATTGCGCTAGGATTCGGATCCGTACCGTTGATCACATCGATAGTGATCTCCGCCGATGCTACCGTCTCTCCTACAGCGAGAAGGTCGGTAAAGTCGAAGGCGAAGGAATCTTCCTCTGTTGGTCGTTTTGGGTCGAACATTATTCTCTCCTTGTAGTGCGTAGGCGAGTCTTTCCGTAGACAATCCGGCGAGATCCATATCCCGCTCGACGTCTCTTACCATAACCCTTGGTATTCCTAGGCCCGGCTGGAGGTGAATCTGGTAGAGTAAAGGAGATGATCGTGTCTCTACCTTCGAGAATCGTTGCTTGTCCTTGAGTAGCCAGCTTACCTACCAGCGAAGCAATATCATCGGCCTCCACTACTGAAGCCAGACCCTTAACCACTACTTTGCCGGTACTAGTGAGGCTATCCGAAGAAGACGTAGCCGCAAGCGATCCTACAGACGACACTTTGGCAGTGATTGCTGGAGTATCTCTGTCCTCTGCAACGATCACCGATCCTGACACTCTTACGATTCCTACCGAGGCCGACGAGTCTCCAGCTTCGGACATCGAAGCTTCCCCGCTGATATCGACCTCACCCGTCGCAGTAACAGTGTCGTCTTGCTCCTGTACTGCTGCGATTCCGATCGTAGCAACTTTACCAGTCGAGGACGCAGAGTCACCCTGCTCAGTAACGTCTACGGAGCCAGAGATCACATTTCCGACCGAGCCATTAGCTTCTAGGTCGTCTGGTTGTTCGGTTACTGCAATAGTTCCATCAATGTCTACCTTACCAGTAGCATTGACGTTATCGTCGCTCTCATTGACAGAAACCGTTCCGATAACTCTTAGGATACCTGAGGCCTGTGATGTGTCGTCGGACTCCTGTACATTAAGCGTTCCGAGAGTACGAGCGTTACCAGTAGCCGAGGACGCATCATGTTGCTCAGTGATATTAGCTGAGCCTACAAGTCCCGAACCCCCCGAGGCAGACATGGAGTCGTTGGACTCCGTAACAGCTTGTGTGCCTCGGATAATAACCTTAGCCGTTACCGTTGCTACGTCACTACCTTCAGTGATACCTGCAGTACCGGTAATGTTTGGAAGGCTCTCTACTTCGAAGCCGATAACTCCGCGGATCCTGAAGATTTCCTCGTCGATGAACTCGAACAGAAGGAAGGGACGTGTCTCAGGATCGTCCGTAACCGTTAAAACGCCCGTTGCACTAAACGAATCGCCACCCTCGGTAACCGCCATAGATCCCGAGATGAACTCGGATTGCGGCAGTCTATTCCCGATGGCACCAACGAGCCCTTCGTCTTCGATGTACTCATCCGGGAAGAGGAACGGTCTTGTTTCTGAGCTATCGGCTGTAAGTACTGATCCAGAAGCATCGGAATCGTCGCTAGACTCCGTAACACTTACTGTGCCACTTACGAGGATATTACCCGAAGCCGACATGTCGTCGTTGTTTTCAGTGACCGCAACGGAGCCAGAAAGCCCCGTGCCACCACTAGCCGACATCAAGTCGTTGTCTTCCGTTACGGATAGGGCTCCGAGAGCTACTTGCTTGCCTGAGGCTGACATAGAGTCGTCAGACTCTAGGATAGTACCAGACGCAATGATCCTCAGTACGCCTACGCCAGAAAGGGTGTCGCCTTCTTCTGTGATCGGAGCTGAGCCCTCAGACGTAAGAAGGGCTGTTATACTAGAGGTGTCGTCTCCCTCCGTAACACTTAACGTCCCGAGAACGGAAACTTTACCTGTTGCGGCAGAAGTGTCATCCCCTTCTGTAATGTCAGCAGATCCGCTAACGGCAGCCAAAACCTCAGCTACTCGATTGCCGATAGCTCCGTACCAGCCCTCGAACATCGTGTCATACTCAACAACCTCGAGGTATGTCCGAGTCTCTGAATCGTCTGCACCTACATTACCAGAAGCGTCAAGGTCGTCGGCTCCTTCTGTGATTGCCGCCGTTCCAGTGACTGGAACTCCCCGCACCGCGATGATGACTTCGGCGCTGCGAGCGTTCGAGACATCTACCGAGAAAGCTCCTACGTCCTCGCTCGCAGCATTGAGCTGCCGGAACGCAACCGCACCTTCAACTCCGCCAACCACATCCGAGCTAATGCCGGTATCGACGTAGTTGGAGTAATTCGTCGGAGCCGATGCAAGACCAGTGAAGGAACCGGTAGTCGATGTCTCCCCACTGCCCCCGACCGCGATCCACAAGGTGTCCTCTGTGCCCCACCCTGCAGGATTGAACGACCCCGAGTTCGCGGCAGTAGTCGTACCGCTAGCTCTGCTTCCTGCTTCCGGTGGAGTCGTGAGGTGTGCGCCAGGGATCGACAGCAAGATCAGAGCACAGTGCCCCGTGACTGTCGCTGCCTGCGTAACAGTAAATGTTCCTGTCTCCGACCCGTCGCTCCACTTGTAGGCGATACCAATCGCCATCGTCGTAGAGCTCGACGAGTCGTGGAACTCGGTGAACCCACCGCCCCACGACGAGAACGCGGCGTTCGTGACCGATGACTGATAGGCGATCGCGATTGCGATCAACAGATCCCCGGAGTTCTTCGTCAACCCCGACAGCGACGGGAACGTGCGCGTCGCCGTCGTGTTCGCCTGGACGGTGGTAAGAACCCGACCAGCAGCTACGGTAGGGATAGTGGGGAAAGTCATCCGCTTACGTCTCTAGGAAAGATAGAGTACGTTGGACGCCAAGAGCTCCTGATACAGTTCCAGAAGCCGACATTGTGTCTGGTCCGTCAGTCGGAGCTGCACTGCCTGTAGGCTCTGCAGGAGCCGCACCAGCGTGCTTGTAGATGTACATCGTCGGGCTCGTGCCAGAGCCGCTGACACCAGCCCATACAGTAACACCGTACTCCGGCACCGGCCAGTTGATCGTACCCCGCGCGTTGCTGTAGACATTCGACGGGGGCGCCCGATTACCAGTCAGCTGTGCCCACTGATTGCCGGTAGAAGCGGTCGGATCGAGTTCCCAGAACGTGCCATCAGTGCTGAGCAACAGGATGTGGCCCGTAACAGGGTCAACAGTGAGATAACCGTTGTCCCCAGGACTCGATGGTACTTGCACCCCGAAGTCACGTGGTGCGTCATCCAACTGAGTCACAGACCGGTCCGAGTTCAGCCGCCATACTTCTCTGGGGTTGTCGTTGCCTCCCCCAAGTATAGCAACGTTGTGGACTGGGCTGTAGACCATCGCCGAGTGGTACGTCGACGTGCCTCCAAATCCAGAGATCCGGGTATCCCACGCCCCTGCCAAGATATCGTAGACTTGAATCTCACCGGAGTTCTCGCCAGAGTTGTACACCAACAAGGCCCCTGCGGCAGCTCCGCTAAAGCTCCCAGACCAAAAACACATACCCAACGCAACCTGGACGTACCCTCCAAGCGGCCAGTCTGCAATGGGGGTCCATGTCGCTAGGTCGGATGGGTTTGCCCTGTAGATTGTTCGGTCTTCGTCTTGGCCGTACTCCCTGAAATAGATATTGCCAGAGAAGGGATCGACCGCTTGGTGGTCGTAGCCGTGTCCAGACGCGTTGCCAGTGACATTCACACCCACTACCCAGTCATGCTCAGACTCCCGGTAGTAGATATGTCGATACGGGTTCGTTCCTTGAGCCTTGCCTACGAAGTGGGCATGTCTACGAATGGGATCCCAGCCGATATCGTTCGACTGACTCGTAAGCCAGTTACCGCTCTGCGTCATCGCGGTTGATTGATTGGCTGCTGCTGGAAGCTGCGCCCACTGTCCTGCCGGCAAAGCCGCAGCGGCCTGTGCTAACACAGTCAGAGGGAAGTTGGCTTCTGCGTGCTTGTAGAGCCACATCGTCCCGCCCGTGAGTGAGGGCTGGGCGATCACCGCGATCACCCCGTACTCTGGGATGGGCGTGGCGATTACGTACTCTCCGACGTCTGGATTATCCACCGCTGCCGGCGGGTCTCGATCTCCTGTCTGTTGAGTCCAGGCGCCGGAGCCCGTAGGGTTCAACTCCCACAACTCCCCGTTGCTGATCAGGAGGAAGTTCCCAGAGACTGGGTCGACGGTCAAGACGCCTTGTAGGATACCGACTTCTTTCCCACTCGGCACGTTCGGCATGGCCGTCACGGAGGCATCTGCGTCCATCCTCCAAAGCTTCTGCGGAGCAGCGTTACCACCACCGTAGACCGCACAGTTGTGAACGGCGCTGTACTCCATGACGCTGTGATAGGTCGAGCCGCTCCCGTAGTTCGGGGCCATACTCTGCTGGTTGAAGAACCATGAGTCGGCGATTGGATCGTAGGCAACCACTGTTCCATCAGTAGCAGATCCATCTGCGTCGCCACTGTTGAACATCATGTGGGAGCCTTGCGCTCCGTGACCACCGCTTGCGGTAAACGGACCAGTCCACCAGCACGTACCGATTGCTACTTGATCCAAGTCAACTTCAACGCTGCCGATGGAGGCAAAGCTGCCGGTGAGTGGCTTCTTGTAAACTTCGATCTCCCCAGAGAAGCCGCTATACTTCCGGTGGTAGATGTCTCCCGTCGTCGGGTTGACTGAGTTGTGGTCGTAACCGTGTTGGGTCTCAGAGCCCAGACCAGCATCTGCGGCGACGAGAACAAATCCGTTCTCTGCCTCCGAGTAGCGCATGTGGCGCACCGAGCCACCGTTGTGGTCCATGCCGATGATCTCGATCGACTTGTTGATCGGGTTCCACGGCATCGTATTGCAGTAGCTGATCGTCGAACCGCTCGCTGGACCGTTACCAAGAACAGAGTTCTGGTTCGATGGCGACATCTGCACCCACGCTCCCACCGGCAGTGCGGCCGCTGCCAACTCAAGCGCAGACGGTTGAGGAGCAGGAATATCGCTTTCCGAGACGATGACGTCGGCGAAGTTGATGTATGTGTCTGGCCTGCCGTCCGCGATTGTGATCGTGTCCGTCACCACTCCACTCAAGGGCAAGGCAAGGGGATCTACTACTTCCAGGACGACGTAGCTCTGCCCTGATGCTGCAGCGACGTTCAAGATCATCTTGCCATCGACTTCGCTGAAGCCACGTGCGGTGCCGAAGGACTCACCGTTGCCGTGCCACCTGAAGCGACGAGTGTTGGCGTTGTACTCGAGAGTTCCGTTACCTACGGGGGTTCCTAGACCGCAGACGTGCAGCGGGACGCCTCCGATGTTCACTGGCTGAGTCGTAATCTTCCGCCCACCCGAGACGCGATTCGTGACGTATGGGAGGAGGTGGAGAGCGTTGAACGGGAGACCGTTGTCGCCGAGCGTCACACCAGTGGCGTCGACAATCGTCGTGTAGCCTTTGTTCTCCTCGGCGATCCGCATACGGACTGCGCTGTTTGGGCTACCCAGATTTCCAACAGCTACCCTAAACGTGATTGTGTACCACGTGTCAGGCTTGAAGCGCATGCCCCCGTCGATGGGGTCACCGTACCCGATGTAGTAGTCGTCCTCTGACTGGCCGGAATAAAGTGAGCCGAATCTCGCACGATCTTGGTGACAGTCTTTGTCTGGGTGCAAGAAAGACACACCATCGTCCGGATCGTTCCCTAC